AAATGGTGTTATCTCTATTGCTGCAGGTGTATGTACATCTACCGTAGGTGCATTGGCAAGTGTTGCTACATCATTATCATTACCTGTAGATACAATTGCTCCGACTATTAGTATGACTGCTTCTCCTGCATCTTTGACTATCGGACAAACATCGACAATTACCTTTACGTTAAGTGAGGCATCTACCACCTTTGCTACCGGTGATGCAACCGCGACTGGTGGTACATTGGGTGCAATTACTGGTAGTGGTACAAGTTACTCGGCAGTGTTTACTCCAACTGTATCTAGTGTGGCAAATGGTGTTATCACTGTTGCTGCAGGGGTATTTACTGATGCAGCGGGTAATAATAATACAGTAAATACATGTACAATTACTGTAGATACAATTGCTCCGACTATTAGTATGACTGCTTCTCCTGCATCTTTGACTATCGGACAAACATCGACAATTACCTTTACTCTGAGCGAAGCATCTACCACCTTTGCTACCGGTGATGCAACCGCGACTGGTGGTACATTGGGTGCAATTACTGGTAGTGGTACAAGTTACTCGGCAGTGTTTACACCGACCGCATCTAGTACAACTAATGGTGTCATCACTGTTGCTGCAGGGGTATTTACTGATGCAGCGGGTAATAATAATGCTTCCGGTGGTACATCGACAATTACTGTAAATACAATGGCACCGCCAGTGTTTACATTTGCGCCTACTATTAGTGCCAATACAGCAAACTATAATCTGAAGTCTGCTGCGATTGCTGCCGGATGGAATCAGGTACTGGCGTTAAATGCAACTGTTACCATCAATGCAGGTATATATGTATATTCCACATCAACTGGTGCATATTCATTCTCAACTGGAACAACATTCCCTGCAGGGTCAACTCTTAGACTAATAAATAATGGTACAGTATTAGGAATGGGTGGTGTTGGCGGGAATGCCGCTGGCACTCAGTACAACTCAACTCCAGGCGCTGCTGGTGGTCCTGCGTTCATATCAACTAATGCAATATCAGTTACCAATAATGGTACTATTGGCGGCGGTGGCGGCGGTGGCGGTGGCGGTAGCTGGTTCTTGGTATAATAATCGACCAAAGGAGAATATCGTATGTTTATTGCTAAAGGAATGAAACAAAATATTGATAAGGATTGGATTCCAAGACTTGGAATCCGATTGATGTCTGGCGACTGCGCTTGCGCTTGTGATTGCACCATTACCACTTCCTATGGCGGTGGTGGCGGTGGCGGTGGGCGCGGTGGTGGTGCTGGTGGTGCTTCTTCGACTTCCGGACCGGCTGCGGGGTCTACTTACGATGGTGCTGCTGGTGGTGCTGGTGGTGCTGGTACTTTGGCAGCTGCTGGTGCTGGTGGTGCTGGTGGTGCTGGTGCGAGTGGTCGGGGTGGTGCTGGTGGTGCTGCTGGTACTGCTGGTGCTGTTGGCATGACAGGGAGCCGTGCTGCTGGTGCTGGCGGTGCTGCTGGTGCTGCTGTTGCTGGTAATGCATTTGTCACTTGGGTCGCAGTTGGCACAAGGTCAGGAACAGTTGCATAATATTTTTAACTAAACCTCAGGATAAATTTTCATGGAATATGTAATCACAGATCATAATGATCCAGAGCGCAAATTTATAGTAGAATATAATGGACATACTATAACAGTAGATTATCCAATGGATATTGATGCATTTGAAAATTTATCAGGAATATTAGATATAATTTTACCTGGTATATTAGTGTCATACATTGAACCTACGACTGTATTTGCTCAACCAGCATCGCAAGTATTACCAATTAGAGATGTTATTGCTTCTAGAGATGTTATTGCTTCTATGGATGCACATGATCTTCCAATTGGCACATCCGATAATGATATAGCTGGAACTTTCTGGAACTATTAAAATGAAAATACTTCTATCTCCTAGAATCGCCGAACGTACAAATTTTAAAGAAAAATTAATTTCTTTAGGAGTAGCATATACCACAGATCCAGACGAAGTGGGTATAACTCAATTAGTTAATATTACTACACAAGAACCACCCATTGTATTTAAAACAATGGAGCAAGTTATCCAGTGTGTAGAAGGTCATGGTGGAAATTCTTCTTCCTTTATGGCAGAATATTTGAATACTCCTGGTAATGAAGATTATCAAGATAAATTTTTATTATCTGAGAAACTCGTTGCAGTTGGTCTTTCTACCATACCAACAATATTTCCAAAAACGATAGAAGAAATGAAATCTTTCTTCGCTGTGCATGGTTCTATTTTTTGCAAACCAAGAATTGGGTCAGGAAATGCATCTCCCAGTAGATCTGTGGTAAATGTATTATTACCGACTGCATCACTTGCTCTTGATCCAGAATATATTAAATATCTGGAATCTATTCCGATGCCAGATATTAATCTTACAACAAATTCAACTTATTTCTATAAAGAGTTTTCCTCGTATGAAGAATTTGCTGAAAAAGTTGATGTAAATACATTTCTTACTATTCAAAATAGTCCAAGGGGATTGAGAATACACCAATGTATTTTTCAAGAACTCTGTGATATTAATGTAGATAATCATATTTATGTTGACGGATTTGTTAATGGTGAAAGTAAAATACATGCTCAACGGGTGACACCAGGTTGGCATTATACTTCTGCTGGGATGCCGACATCTGAAAGTCTTATTGATCGTTCCCTTGTTAGTAATATAGATGATCCTGAAACGATAGAATGGATAAAAAATGCGGTACAATTATTACAAATAAAAAATACGGCAATATCTTTAGAGTTACATAAACATGTAACTGGAGAGTGGTGTATACATGATGGTTCATCTAGAGGTGGTTTTTTTGTTGGTAGAAATTGGTCAAATGACCAATGTATTTTGGATAGACTAAAATTTATGCATAGTGAAGTTGATACTATCACTATCACAGATGACAATTTCCATGCGTATTTCAATGTGTTAATTTTATCTCCAACCCAAGAAATTATAGATGCTGCCAAAGAATTAAAATTTCAATGGGTACGACCTATTGCATTAATTGCGACTAATCATTCAATTGGTTTCGCAGATTATAGTTATGGGGTTAGATTTTTTGGTACATCAAGAGATGAAATGGTATCTAATGTTGAACAATTTTTAGCAATTTCTGGAGTGAATTTGGTACTGTATAACAAATAATTAATAATTTAGTGGGGTATATATGACACAAGATTTGATGGGTAATAATGATTATGACATTGTTGAATTTGATGAACGTAGTGGACAAATTGTAATCGAATGCCAAGGTGGTCAAAGATTTACCATAGAACTCCCCGTGGAGGATGGAAAATATCCAGAGAAGGACATACTAGATATATATGTTCGTGGATTTATACCATCTTGGCATATTGAAAAACAAGGTTTAATTTCAGCTGGTATATCAAATTCCAATGTTATACGAGCACTGGTCAGAAAAAGAACTCCTGCAGAACAAATCCAAGATAGATTAGAACTAAGTAACCAGGTTATCTACAGAAGAAACTTCCTATTACAACAATCAGATTGGACACAATTGTCAGATAATCAATTATCTGAACAACTACGATCAGATTGGAAATTGTATAGGCAATCGTTGCGTGATATAAATAAGCAAGAGAATTTCCCTGATGTAAAATTTGAGGAACCTCCAAAATCATAAACATTTAATTGGGAATTTATTATGGCATTATCGAAGTGGAAGATTAAAAATACTGGTATCGAATTCTCATATTGTAATAAGACTAATAGATTATTTGAAGCAGATGGATCTTTAATGATGTTTCCACCAGAATGGAAATCTCAGTATGATCACCAAGAAGTAGAACAAACCTCCAAAAAAACTAATACTCCATTTGCCCTTAGAATTACTCTTGGGCATGCCTGTAATTATGATTGTAGTTATTGTTTCCAGAAAGATATAGGAAACCCAAGTGAACGTCCGCAAAATAAATCTCTTGACACGTTTATACAAAATCTGAAAGACAATTTAGATTTAAGCGAATTACAAAGAGTTGAATTGTGGGGTGGTGAACCATTTTTGTATTGGAATGACATTGTTCCAATAATGAAATTCTTAGATCGACCAGGACTCACTTTCTATATTTCAACAAATGGCAGCACATTGCACGACAAACATGTTGAATTTTTCAATCAACTGGAATCTCTTGTGACAATAGGAATAAGTCATGATGGTCCAGCACAAAAGGAACAACGTGGTGAAGAAATATTTGACATAGAACGAGTTAAAAGAGTACTAAAAAAGATTGATGATTCTTACCCACATGTGCAAGTTGGGTTCAATTCTGTTGTAACAAGACAGAATTACGATTTGTTTAAGATGAATACCTTCTTCAAGAAAGTTGTTGAAGATTTAGATCTTAATCACATAGTGGTTGGATTTAATATTGCAAGAAGCTACAAAGAAGTAATCGAAGTAGACCACCATTATAGTTTTGATGATGATGCAGTTCTTTCAGGGAGGGAATTGAGTGAATTCAATTTAATCTTCAAAAAATATCTGGAAGAACAAAAACATCAATATGTTGAACATAATGAAAAAGTAGCAAGTGGGGTTGAATCTAAGTATGGATGTAGGGATTCAAATCTAATACCCAGTCATTATTTTACCAGTAGTGGAAGTAATTCTGTCATAGGATTTTTGAAAAGTCTTATACATAGTATTCCTTTAGTGGGGCATACAAATTGTGGATCTGATCATGCTAAAATACTTTCTTTGGATATTGAGGGTAGTATTAGAACTTGCCCGCATACAGGTCCAAAGTACATTGGTGGGAAATTAACTAAATTAGAAGATGCCAGAGCAATAAATTTAAATTTTGCTAGAAAAACTGGACATTGTGATACTTGCCCAAATTTAAAACTTTGTAAAAGTAGTTGTCCCATAGATTTACCAAAGGAAGTATTTCTATTGAATTGTGGGGTAGAAAAAATCTGGTATCACCAAATACAAAAAACTGCACTAAGTATACTGTTCAATAGTGATGTTGAACTTCTGTCAAGTTTATATGGTCCATATGGAGAATATGACCATGACTATGAACCTGTATCTAAAAGCATGTTCCCAAATCAATTATCTAAGGAAGTTCTAGATGAATTAATAGGATAAAACTACATGAAATTATATTTTGCTATTGCTTTACTATGCATGTCAAGTATTTCGCACTCCCAACAAATCCACCTATACAGTCATTTTGTTATTGCGCCAAAAATTTCAGATCATATAAAACAAAGTAGTTCTATGGATATAGAATATCATATCAGTAGCACTAATCCAAGATTAATGGAAAGAGAGGCAGCAAAGGAAGAAAATTCTATGATACTTACTAGTTTGTTTAGTCAAGTATCATCCAAGAATCCAACTACAGAATTTGAGGTATTTGGTATATTAACTTATCAAGCATTTGCCATAGTAATTAAAAAAAATTCCCCATTTGATACATTTGAACAATTAGCAGTCCACGCAAGAAAAATAAATCGACCAATATTACTTGGTGGTACCATGACAAATAGTTTGTGCGACCACGCGGGTAATATATTATCTGCTAAATATGGAATTCCAATTACACATGTAACATACAAATCTGGTATCGAAAGTACAGCAGATGTGCTATTGGATAGAATTGATATAAGATGCAGTTTTGGTAAAGATATTATCGATACTGTCGTTGTATCTGAGCAATTAAAAATACTTGGTAGTTTTTCTAGGTTTACTGATGGTCCACTTAAAAATTCAATAGTGATTTTACCAATAGATAATGCTCAGATTATGTTGGTAAATAAAAAAATGAAACCGGAAGTTCGACAAAAATTAAAGGATGTTATCACAAGTAAAATATTTAAAGATTCTCTATATTCACTGGAAAAAACAAATTTAATCTACCTCAGAGCAGCATTTGATGAATCAGAAATTTTAAACGAAACAAAATTTATACTTAAGGACTATGGATATAGACATGAATAAAATAACTCTAAATAAAATAACTCTACTTGCATGTTTGCTATTATTTAACATATCATCGCAAACCATGGCTAGAGATATTACTACATTAAAACAAGTTACGGTCGAAGCATCAAGATCAAATACCAAATTGAAGGATATGCCATCACATACAACAGTCATATCAAGTAAAGAACTATTGCAATATCCAGGAATGGGATTAGATCAAGTTCTAAGACAACAAGCTGGACTTTTTATAGAAGGCACTCCATTCCAGAATCTAGACCCATCGCAGGGGTCTATGAAGGCTAGAGGAATTCCTGGAACTAATGCTTCAATGTTGGTTCTATTGGATGGGATCCCTATTATGGATCCATTATTTCAAGTCGTTGAGTGGTCTAGAATTCCTATAAGTTCTATTGAAAGGGTTGAAATAATCCGTGGAGGGCAGTCTACCATGTGGGGTGGCCAGGCAGGAAATGGGGTAATTAATATAATATCTAAAAGGGCGACCGGAAATGGTTTAGATGTTGATATTGGTTACGGAATGCAAAATACTCAAAGATATTCATTTGGTAAAAATATTGAAGTTAACGATAAACTAAATTTTAGGATTTCTGGTAACCGCCAAACTTCTGATGGGTATCAAGGTAGAACTCCATATTATGATGGAGTCTGGAATCAAGGCGCATATCCAGGTATTGAACAATGGAATAATCCATCAACTGTGCAAAACTTAAATTTAGATGGATTCATAAAAATCGATCCTACATTAAATGCATTTGTCAAACTCGGTATTCAGAATGATGAGCGCACTAGGTATAATACATTAGGTCAAAATATAGATAATAATAAAACTGCACATGCTGGATTTACAAAACGATTTAGTGATATTCATACGTTAACTTCTAATGCATATTTTCAAAACAACGTTCTCGATAAAACAAATGCAAATAATTGCTTTAGTGTTAATGGTTCGACATGTAACCAAACAACTGCCACTGGTCCAGGTATTCCAGATGGAAAAACATTATTGCCATATAGAAATACATATGAATATATTCCTGTAACAGAAGTTGGGAATAATCTAGCATTCAGTAAAGATTATGGTTCTACCAGGTATGGATATACTGGAGGTATAGATTACAAATACACATCACTATCTGCAAGTGCAACTTCTTATCTTAAACCTGGAACTTCTGGCACACAATCCCCAACTATTACACAAGATGCAGCGATTTCAAGAGTAGGTATATTTGGGCAATTGAAACTGCGACCAATTGATCGAGTAGAAATAACATCTGGGTTACGTTATGATAATTGGTCGTTGATTAATCAATCTACCACAACTGGTACATCTAAACTTGATTCAGCAAATGTTAGTGCTGGCCATTTAAGTCCCAGCGTAATGGGGAAAATATTTGTCAACGATCAAATTTCTATTCGAGGTGGATGGTACCAATCATATCAATCGCCAAGATTGTCTGAATTATATCGCCATGGCGTTTCAGCTTCAAATATTGATTTTGGTAATAATAAACTTACTCCTCAAACAACTACAACATTTGAAGTTGGGGCAGATATAGATACTATTAAATACGGAACATATGGTATAACTGCATATGATATGCAAATTCAAAATATTACATATAAACAAAATTTAGGAAGATGGGTCACTAATCCAACTACACCTGCGCAACAATTGGCACATGACCTTTGCTTGATGACAACAGCATGTAGTACATCAACGCAAATAAACCACACGATAAATGGCGTTGATGGTAGAACTCGAGGTATTGAATTGACAGGTAGGCTACCAATCGGAAATAGAATTGTTTTAACTGGCAATGAAACATTATCAGATTCTATACTCACACACAAAGATAGTTCTGTCAGCGAATCACTCGGTACACAATTAGGTGGAGTTCCATCAAATATAACTACTGGTGGCATTTCTATGCAATTTACAGAAAAATGGAATACCTATGCAGGGGTTCGACATGTTGGAAAAAGTCATATAGATACTGCACATAAATATGCAGTAGATGGATTTACCACAGTTGACTTGAGTTCACGATACCAAATTAATAAATATGCGCAAATTTATCTAAATGCAGTAAATTTGGGAAATAAGGTTTATTCAGATAGTGGTAATTTTAATACCACTGCTTCTATGAGAAATGGCATGCCACTTTATGTATTTGGTGGGATCAGACTTACATTCTAAGACGTATATGCCAATATTTTTTATTACTGTTGCTGTAGTTAGTATAATTGAAGCATTCAGACTACTACAGTTACAAGATACTTTAATTGGACCATCAACTATGTTATTTTTAGTTGCTGGTCCATTATTGTTGTTGTCCTTAAAAATTAATGATGTGCAATCTGAGTCTCCACTTTATTACATTAAAGTTTTCCTACTCTGCACAATATGTCTATTGACTGCAAAGTACATTAGCATCGGATTATGCTTGTTATTGATATTATTAATATTCAACAAAATTAGCAGTGGTCAGATCGATACTAAAAATCAATTGATACTTTTCGGAATACTGTATTCCATTGTGTTGGTAGTTAGATATTACAACAGTAACATTCTATTATGATTGATTTATTTTTGAATGGATTATATGGACTATTGAATCCAACCTTTTTGGTCATATGCCTATTGGGTGCAATGTATGGTACATTGATTGGAGTGATACCTGGAATTGGACCAGCAGCAGGTGCTGCATTGATATCACCAATACTATTTAATGTGTTACCATTAGAACAGTCAGTTATAATTTTGACTTCAATCATGTATGGTGCCCAATATGGTGGTTCAATTAGTTCGATACTATTAAATATTCCTGGGGAGTCTACTAGTGCTATAACTACACTTGATGGATATCCCCTCACTAAACAAGGTAAGGCAACATCTGCCATAACAGTCGCTGCTATATCTTCTTTCATTGGCGGGTGCATTGCCATCATATTCATCATTAGTTCTTTCAATACTATCGTATCGGTTTCTCTTAAATTATCTTCGGTACACTACCTGTGTATTTTACTTGTTGTACTCACTATACTCATTCTTACATTTACAGGTAATAAAATTAAGAATTGTATTTCTTTGCTATTTGGAATTTTACTTGGATTTATTGGAATTATTGGGATAGAAGATAGACTTATGTTTGGATTAATTGAGTTGGATAGTGGTCTTGATTTTACAATTGTTGCAATTTGTTTGTTTGGTGTTGCTAATACTATTCTCTATGCGTTAAAATCAGAATATAGATCCTTTGTTTATGTACAAACCAAAACAAATATCAAAGATATAACTTCCAGTATCTTGCCGGCGATACGTGGTGGATTGATTGGATTGTTTTCTATTTTCCCTGGTCTTGGGGCAAATATATCCACCATTATATCATACACAGCAGAAAAATTTATTTCAAAAACTCCTGAGAAATTTGGAACTGGATTTTTACCTGGAGTTGCTGGACCAGAATCTGCCAATAATTCATCTTCCCAGGTTGCATTTCTTCCGGTACTATTACTTGGAGTTCCAACTGGTGTTATCACTGCTATGTTGGCAGCACTGCTTATGGCAAATGGCATGCATGTTGGTCCATTGTTTCCAGAAAGATACTCAACCATATTTTGGACTATAATAAGTTCTATGCTAGTGGTTAATGTATTCCTGCTATTTTTAAATTGGCCATTGATGAGGATTTGGATTTTGGTGTTAAAAATTCAACCTAAATATTTGTATGTTGGAACACTATTCGTCTGTTGCTTTATCATATCATTGACATCATCCTCATTGGTAGAATTATTGATTGCAGCAGGGTTAGTGACAATTTCCTTATTTTTGTGGAATAGAAAGTATAGTCCAGTACATGTACTCTTTGGGTTTATTTTTGGAAAGATAATTGAAGATTACTTTTTGAGGTGGGTAACCATCACAAGATTCAACTATGATGGTCTGATTAATGACGCAATCATGTATATTATTGTACTATTTTGTGTATTTTTGTTGGTGTTTAGGTTTAGTAAAGAACAATCGTTATAAATATGATAAACAGTTTGTTATTGTAAATAATATAGGAATTCATCATGGCGACCATCGTAACACGGATTACTGGCGGGACAGCAAAAAATGCTCCCCTCACTAATACTGAATTTGATAATAACTTTATCAATCTGAATGATAATAAAGCAGAATTAGTTTCTCCAACTATTACAACACCGGTAATTGCTCAAATCGATGATGCCGCTGGACGGGCAGAACTTAAATTTTCTTCTATTGCATCTGCCGTCAATCAAGTTACAATTCAAAATAATAGTTCAGGGGAACCACCACACATTCTGGCAACTGGTTCTGACGCTAATATTAGTTTACATTTACAGGCAAAGGGCACTGGCACTGTAACGATACATTCTGCAATTGATACCACCAAGAGAATTACTTTTCACCCTAATGGAACAACTAATACAATCACTACAATTCAAACTGGGGCAACGGCAAATCATATAGTAACTTTGCCGGATGCCACAGATACTCTGGTTGGTAAAGCAACCACAGATACACTTACCAATAAGACACTTACCAGTCCAACATTGACTGCCCCAGTATTGGGTACTCCTGCTTCCGGCGATCTGGCAAATTGCACTTTCCCAACATTGAATCAGAACACTTCTGGCACTGCTGCAGGATTATCTACCACTCTGGCAGTTGCATCCGGTGGTACTGGTGTTACAAGTTCAACTGGTACTGGTAATAATGTATTGAGTACCAGTCCAACCTTGGTAACTCCAGTATTGGGCACTCCTACTTCTGGAACACTGACAAGTTGTACTGGTCTACCTTTGACTACTGGTATTACTGGAACTTTACCTGTTGCTAATGGTGGTACTGGTGTAACTGCTGTAGGTTTATTAGGTAATGTACTTACTTCCAATGGAACAATTTGGACTTCTGCTCCTGCCGGTGGTGGCAACCTAACGGGGGATGTTACTTCTATCGGGACTGCCACCACAGTGGTCAAAATTAATGGAACTTCACTATCAGGATTAGCCACTGGTCTCCTAAAGAATACTACCAGTACTGGTGCTCCATCAATTGCAGTGGCTGGAACTGACTATATTGCCCCAGCAGGTGCTCTAGGCACACCTTCAAGTGGCACGCTGTCTAGTTGTACGGTGGATGGCACTGATTCAGTTGGTTTTAGAAATATTCCTATAAATTCTCAGATAGTTGCATATACAACAGTATTGGCAGATGCCGGCAAGGCAATTTACCATCCAGCAACTGATGCTAACATTAGAACGTATACTATTCCTGCCAATGGAGTGCAGCCATATCCTATAGGAACGGCAATTACTTTTATTAATATGTCTACATCGAATGTAAATATTGCAATCAACACTGATACAATGTACCTATCCGGTGCAGGAACTACCGGAAGCAGAGTGTTGGCTTTGTATGGTTCTGCAACAGCAATTAAAATGACCAGTACAACATGGATGATCTCGGGGACTAATTTGACATGAGTGGTGCACTTCAAGCAGTTTATAGAAATTTGAGAAGTTTCGGCGCAATGATCGTGCAGGTGCGTGCGATATTTTGGGGTGGAACTGCATCAGGTGCAGCAATAGGCAATCTCATCTCAACCACTGGTGTAATTGCAAGTGATACCACTACTGTAGGTTCCAATAAATCCGCAGGTTCAGGCGCAGGATATGGCGGTGATAAGGGAATTTTTGGATATGGAACTTATGCATCCACTGGTCTATACGCATCGACAACTAATCTTGTATCTAATACTGGTGTGGTTGCTGCTGACATATCGCAAGCTGGATGGTATGGTTATGGGGTGCAAAACCCATGCGCCGCTAATTATGGAACAGATAAAGCATTTTTTCAAGGTGGATCCCAAGGTTATACAACAAATATGTTAATTTTAGTAACAAATACTGGTGTGGTTGGTTCCCAAAATAGTGCCGGAGGGACATTATTTGGTCATGCTGCCACTGGATATGGTATAGATACAGCAATTACATTATTTGGTGGATGGGAAACGACCGATGGGTGTCCACCCTACACAATCTTTACCCGTGTTAGAGAGACATGGAAAGTATCTAATACTGGAGTATTTACTTATGTAGATGCCACTGCAGCACTTCCTAAATCATATGCTGCTGCCGCTAGATATGGAGCAGATAAAGCAATTTCGGTCTGCGGGGAAAGTAATAGTGGCCAGTATCTCTCTACTAGAAATTTGATATCTAATACGGGTGTAGTTGCCGCTGACACTGCGACCCTGGCAACTGGAAAAACTTATACAACGGGAGTGAAATTTGGTGCAGATAGGGCAATTATTGCGTTCGGGGGGACTGCTGTATCTGGATCTGCCGGTATAAAAAATTATAATTTAATATCTAATACTGGCACGGTCGCATCAGATTCAGTTGCTGCCGCAGGGGTATCAATTAGACCATACACCCCATCCGCCACCCAGTTTGGATAATTGAGGAGTATCTATATGGCATCAAAATTTAATTCAGAATTTAATTACAGATACCAAGTGATTGGTGAAACAATCTGGGAGAAAATAAAAACTCTAAAGGGATTTTTAGAAGGAAGAATCGCTGCCGGTGCCATGGAAGAAGTGTCTAAACTTCGATGCGAAGCAAAGTTAGTGGAATATGAGCATTTAAAATTATCCAATGCATTGCCGCACATATTACTAAATTTTAAGGCAGATCTTCTTGAGATGCAAGCACACGAAGCAATACAAAAAGATGCGATGGATTTGAATAGAGAAGAAATAAAAATGCTAAAAGGTTTGTTGGCAGAATGTTTAGCTATTGCAGAACCCACTAGGATAGAGGGGTATTCAGACGAAGAAATGTTTGAAGCGAATGCCATGAATGAATTTACAGTTCTATTGGCCAGAGAAATACAGTCTGAAATAATTGCCAATGGTAGACCTTCACCGGCAAAGATAAAAAATGCTATGCTTTGCCCACAGATTTTTAGAAGGTTGCAAGTTGCGGGATTAATACCCACGGAGATTAGATTAATCGCTCCTGATGATCCTATTTTGCAACTTAATGTTGACGATGCAGAACTTACAAAATTACTGGAGACCATCACACCTAAAGCCATAGAATCGAAGATATAGTATGTGTAAGGTCCACGCAAAATTTGTATTTAATTTTGGTGGAGTAATGCTAAATATCTACAATGGAGACAGAGGAGATAAGTTAGTTAAACATTCACATACCTATGATCATGGTCTGATGTGTAATTCTGGTTCTATGATTGTGCGCATGGAAAATAGAGAAGAGGATCTTGTGATGGATAAAAATCATCCTCCAATAAATCTACCTGCCAATGAATGGCATGAATTTGAGATGTTGGAGGATGGCACAGTATTTGCAAATATGACCAGGGAAACAGATTGTGCAAATCTCCTATTATCCAACAATCATCCTCGGGGACCCCGATTCCCAATGAAAATCTGACCCTCAAGTGAGATTTTTTATAAATACATATATATGGAGATATTACTATGGCGAATACTGTAAACTTATATGTAGATCAGGGATCTGATTTTCATTATGAAATACTATTAAACAATGAAGATTTAGGTGGTATAGATCTAACAGGATACGACGTATATTCTCAGTTTAGGAAAAGTTTTCAGTCTAGTACATATTATTCATTGGATTGTTCCATAGTTGAACCGGTATCTCTAGGTGAGATTACATTGACGTTACCTGGTAGTGTATCTATAGATATTCCACCTGGGCGGTATTTGTACGATGTTGAAATTGTAGATTCACTAAATAATGTACAAATCAGGATAATTGAAGGTATTTTAAATATATCTCCATGCATAACTAGATTTACCGCAGCCTAATTTTTACTAATTTTAATATATTATGAAAGTACGACTAAAAAGCAATACTATTCCAAAGATAGTTATTGCATCTTCTGCTCCGAAAGTAGTTACAACAAGTAAAAATTTTGTAGTATACAGAAGATACTCAATAAAAAATCCATCATTGGTCTGGGAAATACCCCATAACCAAAATACTAATAAGTTTTCTGCAGTACTTCGTGATTTAGATGGAAATCAATTCTATGCCAAAATGCACAGAGTTGATAAAAATAAATTTCATGTAATTTTAACTGATGCAACCAGCGGTACTGTTGATGTCGTTTTTGAATTATCAGACGCAGCAGATATTGAAATAGTGTAGTGATGAGTGTTAATTATATACATCTTAAAGTAATATAAATTTTACAACTATAAGGAATCAAAAATGTCTAATTTTCCAATTCACCACGGAATTACACTAGCACCGAATGCATTCATTGAAAATCTACAGTTAGAAATTCGTGCATCAGATCCAACAGCACCACTTGTAGCTGGTAGAGTTTGGTTCAACAGCACTGAAAAATCACTAAAGTATACTACTCTTGATGCCAATGATAACGTCATCGTTGTTGCCAATGTAGTTTCTGCCGATGTTGCTGCTGCTCTACAATCAGCAAACGACTATACAGATACATCAATTGCTGCTCTAGTTAATTCTGCGCCTGAAATTCTTAACACACTTAAAGAACTATCAGATGCTATCGCTGGTGATGATCAATTTTCAGCAACCGTTTTAACTTGGATCTCCAATGCCAAGGCAGAAATTCTTGGTACAGTAGGTGCATCATTCGATACACTCGGTGAAATTGAAACAAAACTAAATCAACTAGATGCTGCTGATACAATACCTGGTTCTGTTGCCTATAAAGTTAAAGTAGAATCTGATCGTGCTATACTAGAAGAAGGTAATCTAGATTCTCGTTTAGATGTACTCGAAGGTCCTGATACACTTTCTGGTTCTGTTGCTAAGGTCGCCAAGGCAGTTGCTGATGAAGAAACTGCTCGTTTACTCGCTGCTTCTGACGCACTCGATGCACGTGTTGCTGTTGAAGGTTTGCTTACAGATCTTCAAACAGAAGAGCAGGGTAGTTTAGTTGCTTCTATCAATGAAGTTGATACTCGTCTATCCCAAGTTGAAAGTGATGTCGGCACCAATATTGGTGATCTAAGTCTTCTAACAACAGATGATAAGACTGATCTAGTTAGTGCTATCAATGAAGTTGATGCACATACCAATGACAATGCTACTGCTATTGGTACACTAGCATCACTAACAACAACTGCAACAAGTACTATAGTTGCTGCTATCAATTCAGTTAAATCAGAATTAACAACTGAAACCTCTGATCGTGGTGACGCTGAACTTGCTATTACTAATCGTTTAGATGTAGTTGAAGGTGATGCTACTATTCCTGGTTCTATCATCAAGGCAGTTGCCGATGAGAAATCTGAACGTGAAACAGCTGCTGAAGAGGCACTCGCTGCACGTGTTGCTGTTGAACTTGATATTACTAATCGTTTAGATGTAGTTGAAGGTGATGCTACTGTTGTTGGTTCTATTGCCAAGGCAGATGCTGACCTTCGCAGTGACATCAATGCTGGTCAGCATTGGGAGCAAACTGCGAGTGCTGCAACAGTACATACCATTAATCATGGTCTAAATTCTACTCAGACATCATTCACCGTTCTAGTTGAACGTGCAGAAGGTGGATATCGCAATGATATCGTTTCTGTTGAAGAAGTAGATGGCAATACATTGAAAGTTTACCTTTCTGATGCAAAAAGGATTAAGATTTTTGTCCAGAAGTTCGAGGCAGTTTAATCTAGTTTAGATGGTCCGACTGTATAGTGTATCATACAGTCGGACCACTTATACCTATAATATGAAACCGATGCCAAATATTTGGTTAGGATCATTAACTACAGTTGATGATACTTTATTGCATATAGAAATTTGCCTGAACACACTGAAAGAAAATGCAAGTATAGCAGATTTTTCTAATGATGATATAAAAATACAATATACCAATGATATTAATTTCATGAAACAATTTTTTGAACGTGCCGATGTTTTAATTCGACAATCTTATGTACAAAAATGACTGTATTTCCCATTGGGTTGAGCAAATAGAACACAATTTGCATAAATTCAAAAATGATGATGCAATACACACGAAAGAAGATAAGATTGCATTCATCACACAGCAATATCATCTATTAATGATAATAAACAAAACCCTAACGGGTGAATTTTTATTTGTTGGCGCCAGACCCGTGTCTGTGCCGATCACAAAATAGGATAAACAATGTCAGAAAAAATTAGAGTTTTATCAGAACTAAGTTTGAATGCAAACATGAGTTTTGAGGTTAATGCGGAGAGCGTTCTTGGTCTCCCTGCAAATCCAGCACACAGAACAATCGCTGTTGCTGCTGGAATTCCATACATCTATAGTGAACTACTAGATGGTTCTGGGTGGTATTCTTGGATGCCACTTACTCCTGGTGCAGTACAAGCATCATATTTACACACCCAAGGTGTTGCAAGTACTACTTGGACAGTTGCGCATAATTTCAATACAAATAACTATGCGTATTTTGTATATGACAATAACCATAATCTGGTTCTTGCTCAGATGTCTGTTGTCGATGAAAATACTTGTACCATTCACCTAACATCTGCAATGACTGGTACAGTTGTACTATTCTCATTACAACATATGAATTCAGTTGCACTAAGTGTATCTGAAGAATTAGTATTGGGTACAACAACCACAGTAAGTATTAAAGAGTCAGGTGGTAAACTAACAGTGAACAATGCTGCAGTTGCATTGGAAGCAGGTGTAACAGCTGATATCGCTGCAGTAACAGCAAGTCTTTCTGCTGTTGCAACTGCCGGTACATATGCATCTTTGACTGGCAAACCAACAACAGTAAGTACATTTACAAATGACTCTGAGTATCAAACTGCTAGCGAAGTAACTGCTACTGTTTCTAGTAAGGCAAATATTGCAAGTCCTACATTTACTGGTACAGTAGTTCTACCTTCAACTACATCAATTGGTACAGTTACTAATACAGAAATTAGTTATGTCGATGGTGTTACAAGTTCTATTCAAACACAGTTAGATGGTAAGGCAAATCTTACTGGATCATCCTCTACAGACTTCGCAGTTGAAGATTTGACAGTGCATGGTAATATTATGCCTGCAGTGCCAGGTGTTTCTACGCTTGGAGATGCGACCCACAAGTTTGGAGCACTTTACACGGAGGAAATGTTTGTTGGTGCAAATACTTTGTATATCGATGGTGTTGCAGTACTATCTTCATCTGCAGATAGCATTCAGTTCTCTGCTGATGTTAACCAAGGTATGCGCATTGCAACTACAGGTACAGGTCAAACTGTACTTGATTCTGAAGCGGCAACTATAATAAGAACAAATGGTACAAATGCAGACGTATTGATTCAGTCTGAGGGAATTACATCTACCACACGTCTAACATCTGGCGTACAAGTTACATTAACTGCTCCTACAATTGCAGTCGTTGGTAATGGTACAGTATCTGGTAACCTAACCATTGCTGGTGGATTGACTGTTGCAGGTACAACAACTACAGTAAATACAACCGACCTAGCAATCAAGGACAATATTATTACCTTGAATACGGGTGAGGCAGGTTCTGGAGTTGCATTACGTTACTCTGGTCTTGATATTGACCGTGGCGATCTAGCAAATCAGCGTATTGTTTGGGATGAAACTGCAGGTCTCTGGAAAGTTGGTACAAACGGTGAAGAGGTAGCAATTGCAACTCAACCGTTTGTTACTGCTGCAATTTCTGCTGCTGCTATGTCTGGTCCAACTGGTGCTACAGGTGCCAAGGGTGATACAGGTACAACAGGTGCTACTGGTCCTACAGGTCCTACAGGTCCTACAGGTGCCCAGGGTGATACAGGTGCTACTGGTGCTACTGGTGCTACAGGTCCTACAGGTGCCCAGGGTGATACAGGTGCTACTGGTGCTACTGGTGCTACAGGTCCTACAGGTGCCCAGGGTGATACAGGTGCTACTGGTGCTGTTGCAGTTGGTTCTGCAGGTACTGGATTTATTCTTAATAACAATGTTGTTGGCACTTCATACACTATTCCAGTTGGATCAAATGCAACAAGTTGTGGTCCATTGACAATGACTGGTGGTGCTGTTATTACAGTATCTGGTGGAAGTCGTTGGGTGGTGCTATAATAGATGTATAAATATATGAAATAACTACTGCTGGGTGGTGCTGTAAAAGGCACCACCCTCAGTCTCACTTATATAAAAATGATAAAATAGTGATCGTAAAATCCTCCAACCAAATTTA